GGCGACCCTAAGATGGACATTAAGCGAGACAGTCCAGAAAAACGTAGGAACTTTAGGTCAAGACATAACTGTGACAATCCCGGACCTAAGCATAAGGCAAGGTATTGGTCTTGTAAGATGTGGAGTTCTAAGAATGTATCTAGTATATTAAATAAGATAGACGAACACATATGGGACATTGCAGGTATAAGCAAGTGTTCAGTAAAGAAAGGTTTAGCTGCAGTTAGGAAAAAACCTAAGAGAGAGCAGCAATATGAAAGAGGTAGGACTAAACCGGGCAAAAAACCAAGGACACGTAAACCAACAGGAACACAATGGAACAATTGTTTGCAGAATGTAAGAAACTTAAAGAATTATCAAGGAGGTCCAGTAACAGACAGCCCAGAAAGGTTTTGTGGAGGTCTTTGGTATTATATGTCAGATTTTGGACATAAGAACTCAGGTTCAGACCGCGCACCAAATCCTCCAAAGCGTCACGCGCCACGACAAGGCGGAAAAGAACCCGGAAATATAAAAGACCCAAGTGGTTGGAAGTTTAGAGAAAGAATGTTTAACACATCTAACTACAGACCTAAAACTTTGAATCGCAGAAACATAGCAGAAATACTTGGCGGAAAGAAAGGAAAGAAGTAGTTTCCGGAAAGTTTAGATTACTTATATACCCATTCATACATAAACAGACATGACAGAATGCACTTGTGGTGGCAATCATGCAGAAACTGCCGACGAGGAAATCGTTGAAACAGAAGAAGTAGAGATAGCTGCTGGATTAGATGAGCCAGTTGAACTTGGCAAGGAAGAAGCACTTTACAAAGACATGGAAAACACCCTTGCTAAGCTGAAAGAAGTACTCGCATACCTTGAGGATGCTGCAGGCGAAGAAAAAGCCGAGGAAGACGAAGAGGAAGAAGAGGAAGAAGAAGCCGAAGAAGAAGAAGAGGAAGAAGAAGAGAAAATGATGATGGACGAAAAGAAACCAAAGAAAAAGTCCGAAGGCACCATTGATGAACTTGAAAAGTCCTTAGAAACTTTAAAGAAACACGGCATTAACGTTTATACAGGAAAGAAAGCAACACCTGCTCCAGCACCAAAAGCTGAAGAAATAGCAGAGATTGATTTCTTGAATGTATCAAAATCTTTCGAGGAGATAGATATGGAAGCAAAAAATAAAAACATAGTAGGAGGTTTCTAAAATGGCTGGAATGAGTTTTACAGAATATGTTAACGCTTACTACAAAGGCGGATTAGATATCTCTAAAAGATACGGAATAAGCAAAGCAGCAGATGAAGCAACAACTGCAGATACAGCATACTTTAACACAATGTATGGAGCAACTGTATTCAATCAACTAAATACCAAATCAGATGTATTCAAGCTTTTCAGAAAAGAAGGTTGGAATCAATCAGGTTGGAGAGTATTAACTGACAGAAGTTTAGCAGCATCTAACAAGGGTATTGGAGAAGGTGGAACTTTCGGAGCTACAGGCAGTGATGTAGAAGGAGATATTCCAGACCTAGCTCAAGTAAAAGCAGATGTAAAGGAAATTGTAAGTCCATTCACTGTAACTACAAGAGCAGCAATACTAGCAGAAGCTGATGATGGAGTCAAAGGATTGGCTGCATTTTTAAGAGCACAAGCTGCAGAAGCACACTCTTTTTACATTGACCAAATGCTATGTGCTGACCCAGCAACTGCTGCAGTACCAGCTTCATTGGACGACATGACTCCATTAATGAGAATTACTGGTAACAACGACCAACTTTCATTAACTGGAGTAGATGCAAACGAAATGGACTTGTATGATTTAGACAGAGATGCTGGAGCATCATGGGCTGATGCTTTTGTTGATGACGGAAACGGAACTAACAGAGTCTTGTCTTTAGAATTACTAGACAATGCAATTCAAAGTGCAATCGAAAACGGTGCATCATACCAAAATCTAATATTTTTGACAGGTCATCAACAGCTTTCTGAGTTAAAAAGACTAATTCTAGCTGGCGGACCAAGCAACAACGGAGTTTTCCGTATGATGATGGAATCTGCAAATCCAAAAGGAACAAATGGAGTTGCATCAGAACCCGGTCAAAACCTAGAAACACGTGTAGGATACTATGACAGCATCCCAATTTACGCAACACAACACTTGGCTACAGCACTAACTGGGTCATCTGGCGGAACTGGAATGGGTCCAATCCTATTGTTAGATTTAGAACACTTATCACTTAAGATTGCAGCACCAACTACTTTCTTAGCACAAGAAGACTTAGCAAACGTACAAGCATTAAAGAGAAATTATGCTTTCATGACTGCTGGTGAAATGATTTGTTATAAATTTGCATCACAGGGAATGATTAGAGACTTGAAACAAGCTTAATCGGAGCTATGATTACATGGTTAAGATTAGGTACAAAGGGACTAAGCCTAGCTTTGGCAGGAATGACGGTGGTCGGGTACTGTACTTTCAACCGAACCGAGTCTACGAGTTTGACGAGAATAACAAACGCTTCAAAGGGTTTGTTAAATCGTTACTCGCCCAGCCAGAGCTATATGAAGTCCAAACTGAAGTCGGGACTAAGGAGGTCGGCAAAGGGGTTAGAACTGGCCGCAAACCTTCTAGAAGCAAAACCCAAAAAAAAGTAGACGCAGCACTTAAAAAGCCCAAGGGCCTTAAGAAAGGCAAGGGGAAAGCTAAGTAATGCCAACAAACGTAGTTACAACAAAAAGAATAAGTAACAATCTTAAGACAATGACTGTTAGTAATGCAGCCGTAGGTCTTAGTGGTAGTGAAGCTGTGGTTTTAGATGTAATTGACGCTGAGGCTTTTGAAAGGGCTACTGTTCAGATACGTAATGAAAGCGAAGGTGATACAATTACTGCAAGAGTATATGGAACTTTATTTGGTGCAGATGTTCACGGAACTGTAGGTGGAGGTCGCTGGGTACAGATTGGTGATGACATAGAAATCACTAACGATTCAGCAGCTATTAAATCTATAGCAACTACAGGTTTGAAATTTGTAGGCGTAAGAATGTCAATAGCATCAGGCTCTCCTACGTTTAATGCAGGCAATTGTATTATGTTCTTACAGGGGACCATTTAGTGAATGGGTACAGTAACCTCTGTCGGTTCTGGTAATTACAATACAGGAAGTACTTGGGATAGTGGAGCTAGACCCGGTTCTAGCGATGATGTTGTAATAGCTAGTGGACACACTGTAACGTTAGTACAAGGTGAAAATGCTAACTCTTTAGTAATTCAATCTGGAGGCATTTTTAACGGTAATACTGAAACGCTTACAATTGATGGTGAAAACAGTTCAGGTTTTGCTGTAGATATAGATGGTGAGATAAGTGGGACAACCACAGATATAACAATAACAACACCTACAACAACTACAATAGATTTAGCAGCAACTTCTGGAAATGTTAGACATTTGACTATTAATCACGCAAGTGCAAATGTATTTTATACTGGAACTACTACATTAACAGGTAATCTAAATGTAACTCTAGGCACTTTTAATTGTAGTCATGCTGCAGGAAACTTTACAGTAGCAGGAACTACAACAATAGGGCCAGACAGTGGTGGTGCAGACCAAGCAACGCTAAACACCACTGACTGCAATATAAGTTTAGGTTCTGGTAAAACAGATGGTGCAGGATTAAATGTTAAAACTGGCGGTACATTTACAGGAGGTTCTGGAAATCATACCATTGGCAGT